AGTCCAAGCCAAAATCCAACCCTCATTGTGCAACACCAATTCTTGAATCATGATGTTGTTGTCACCTGCGTTAAGACCACCCATTGCGAATGCTCCGGGCCAGCAGTTGAAAATCTTCATACCAAGTTTTGGTGTTCCTGAGAAAGTAGTTTTACTTCCTGCTTCAACACTATCGGTGTAAGAGGCATTGGAGTGTGGGTGGTCATACACACGCACTACAACGTCACAACGGTAGTCAGAACCACCAGTGCTTCCGGGAACACCACTTTGCCAGTTGTGGATAAAGCGTTGCCATTTCCACAATTGGTCCTGTCCTTCAATGACACCACGTGAGAAGGTCACAGGGTCAAAGTCTGATTGACCAACCATTTTGTGTGGGTGAGTATTCATTCCACCTTCACGGTAAGGAATCATTTCATTACGTACCGATAAACCTGACATGGCAGCAAACCCAAGTTTGTTGATACCTGAAGCAAACGCTCCAAGTTCAGTAGCGTTTGGAGAAGCAGCGTTATTTTGGTTTAGCGGGATAAACGAAACTTCAAATTTAAAGTTGCGAATTGGGTCAGTTCTTACGACTGGCATGTATTACTCCTTAAAAGGTTTCTTTGACTTGATTACCGCCAACAAACTGTGTGACGGAGATAACGATAAATTCAGCAGGTGCTTGAAGTGCAACGCCAATTTCTACGTGAACTTCACCAACTTCCATAGTTCCATTTGTATTGTTCGTGCTGTTACATGTGATGTAATAGGCTTCAGCCGCACTACGTCCCTTCAAGCCACCCTGTGCCCAGAAGTTTGAAAGGAAGTTGGCAAGGCGTGCTGAGATGTCAGACCACAAGCGCTCACCGTTTGGCTCAAACACTGCGAATTGAGTGAGTGCTTCAGCGTTTGACTTGATGTAGTTAAGGCTACGACGTACAGGAACGTACTTGGTAATGTCAGTCTTCTTAAGGGTACGGGCACCGTTTACGATAACTCCAGCACCGGGAACGCCCTTAAGGGTGTTGACGTTGGCGCTGTACAACGTGCCAATTTCCGCTTCAGTGTATGGGGTTACAAGACCAAAGCAGTTACGAACATCGTATGCGTAACCAGCAGGTGCCTTAGCAACTCCACGCTCTGTGTCTACACGGGTGTAAAGACCAGCGATTGCGCCACCGGGGTAGGTGTCACGAAGTGCCGCAGTTCCCGAAGTAGCAGGGTTTGACATCTTCAACATTGGGTAGTACACCGCAGCGTATGACGAAACTGAGTAACTCGTAACAGCACTTAAAGCGCTTGTGCTAGATGTGGCAGATGCTGATGGGTCAATAATCAAGAACGAGTTGCCACGTCCTTCAACGTAAGCAATTGCATTATTGACAATTGAAGAGTTTGATTTACCTACAAGGTTGAAAAGTAACTGACCTTGAACAGAATCAAAACCTGACAAAGTATCTTCCCACGCAGTCTGTGTGGCAGTAATGGTGTCATCAGTTAATGCACTTCCGTTAAGACCACCAGACAAGGTAGCAGTAGCACTTGTTACGGTATAACTAGCACTCGCAAGAGCGGCTACATCATACGTTTGAATGTACGTAGAGTATGTATTGATTACATTACTAACAAAACGGTTATTGTCAGGGTCAAGGCTAAGTTCACTCCAACGTTCTACTTCAGTACCATTATTTTTAACAACAACATTAAAACTAGGAGTTGAGCCTGTTACTAATCCACCTGAGATTTCAGCGGTAAGTGAGTTGCCCCATGTCCCAGCGTTTGCTGCTGCAACAGAAAATACGGTATGTGAAGAATCGCCGTAAGTTCCTGAAACGTCTGCTGAAGCACTAGCCGAACTAGCACCTACAACACGTGCAACATAAGCGGTACGCCCACCGTTTGCAAAGTAATGGTACATGGCATAACCTAAATCGTATGCACTAGAAAGGTCACCAAATAGTGATTTATAAGTACCCCAAGAATCAACAAGGGTAGGGGATGTTGGTCCACGCAAAGCCGTGCCCAAGAAAGCAGCAGCGGTGGTGGTAGGACCTGTTACTACAGCGGTAGCGAAAGGTCCTTCGGTTACGTAAACACCGGGTGAGGTGTAGGCCATTATAAACTCCTAAATATGTGGGTAGACAAAGAAAACATTTAAAACCTTAGTACTCAATATTAGCGATTACTGAAGTCACCTGCTTGGTTCCATATACATCAGTGGATGGCAATTCTGCCCCCATCTGCAACGTGTAGATTTTACGAAAAATGCGCTTGCGATATCCCGCCTCGGCATCCAGTAAGTCAGCCGTAGTCCAGTCCAAAAGTTCCAAACGGCGGTCTGTGTTGTCAGCGTCTACATGGATAGACCCCCGCCGAAACGGGAAAACCTTACGAAGCATCAGGGATGTCATTTGGCGGTCATGTAGAGCGGTACGGGTATACGTAGAAATTTGGTAAACAAGGTCTATAGGGACAAACTCGTTGGTAGCCAAAATGGGGAAATCATCTTTATTGGCAAATTGAGAAAAGTCAGATGATTCACTGGGCCAATAGGTAAGGGCATTGGGGGATTTTTCCCAACCTTCAGGGGCTTCTGCGCCGCCATTTGGGTTGTAATAATTTAATTCTAACTCTGAATGTTGCCTATTACGAGCATGGATAAGGTCAATCATTTCAATTGTAATAAATGGGTAGTGACGTTCAGTTTCGCCTTCTGGGTACCGAAAGAATACTTGTACGGGACGTGAAGCATCACGGTCATCAGTCACGGTCAAGCCTGTTAACCGTTTTTTAATAGCCTCATCTTCGGCAAGAAGAAACCCAGCCCTAGCCATTAAAGACCACCCGAAAGCCCGGTGCGGAGTGTCTGGTTAATATCTGTAGACATATCGTGCTGGCTACTGATGGCGCTTGTGCGAAGTAAAGAGTCAGGTGGGTTTTTACCATCCCCGTATTCAAGAGACATTGCATGAGACTGTGTAGCCTCATCACCTTCAATAGAATAAGAAAATTGACGACCTTCGTGGTCATAGTCAACTCTTATTTTATCGGCTATATCTTTCCATCCTGAATCCCGTGTATTGGCTTCTTTTTGGATACGGGCTTGTTCAGCCTTAGCGTTATCTTTAAACGCTTTCATAAGAATCTCGTCATACTTTGAAAGTATGTTTTGGGCGTAATCAATCGCCCCAAATGACCCAGTAAATACGCCTTTAGAACCCGTGGATGTATAGGATGAGGAAGAGCCAGTCATGGCATACTCCAGAGTTCTAGGCGTTGGACACCCTAGCGCACGCTAGGATTACTTTTAGTTTATCAGGTATTGCCTAGGGTTGAAGGCCAAGGAAGGTTTTGAACCGTCATAGAAGCAGGACCTGTATCAAATGGAAATTCTTGGTCAATATAAACTTCCAAGCCCTCAACAACTACGAGAATATCGTCATGGGCACGACCACGTACCTTGTAAGACTGCACCATCATGTATCTACCGTCATATAAAAACATATCGTTTAGATGGTTTTGATACTCAAATGGAGAGGCTACTCCTGCCACTCGTAAGTCTTCAATAGACGCTACAAGGTTTACAAGTTGAACAGGTTGGCGACCTTCAGGGATAGCACGCTTAGTATCTTCTGATTCAGTAATAAGAAGAACAGGAATCGTTACACCGGGTTTGTATTTACGACCACCTACTCCAACATTGCCTTCATCATAGACATCATCGTAGATAGAGCCTGCACTAGCAGCAGACGCAAAAGGCTCATACTCAAACCACACAACCGTTTCTCCTACCTTGCGGTGGTACTCACGGTAATGCTTTCGTATGGCTCCTAGTTCTCTACGTACATCCATTAATAGAACGCATTGGTAGTGACCCCAGTCTCAGGGTCCATGTCAATAAACACATCGGTACGCAAATCTTCATCATTCTCAATGAGGATATGCCCTTCAAAGTCTTCAGCAAAAATGCGTTCAATTGGTCCGTAATCACCAATTTCTTTAGCCTTGTAAAGGGGCACAAGGCGGTTAGTAGTACGGGACATACGGCGAAGGCTGAATTGTTCAATGCGCTCAGGACCAATGTTGAGGTTGTTAGCGTGCTTGCGGTACTCAACTTCCCATTTGTCACATAACGTTTGAAGCATCCTAAAACGCTGTGATCCGGGAATATGCACCGATTCAGAAGTCATTACGTCAATGTCACGTGCGTATTCCGTCATTAGGGCCTGTAGAGCCTCTACAAGCGCTCCAAGACCTACAACGTCTAATACAGCCGGAGTAGCATTTTCTAGCGGTATACGGATCGTAGGCTGATGAAAGTTAATTGACCGTTCTGAATAAAACTGAAGGTCTTCTGGAATAATCCATTCGTAGTAATAACCTTCAACAAGCAATTGAGTGCTGGCGGCGGGTGGATTCTTTAGCCGTAGCACACCGTTTCGGTGGTCCAGTGTGTAGTCAGCAGCCGTTAAGGGGGTAACACTAGCGCCAACTGTTGTGGCAATCCATACCGTTGTGGGGTCAATGTTAGGCTGCCCTAATTCAAAAGTACGCCCAAGGGCATCAAAAGACACCTGAAAGAACTTAGGAAAGTCACGTAAGTAGTTACGTGCAAGTTGCATAGTGTGCTCTAGTGGAGTTAACCCCATTATTGATCTCCTGATCCAGTGCCGGGAACGGTATCCAGTGAAGCCTGATTTATCTGTGGCTGTGTTTCACGGTGTCGTGGAGTCATAACGCTACGAATACGCAAGATGTCAGTAACAGTGCCCGTAGGCTCAGGAATAAGGCGGTCTGTCATGGCTTATAGAAAAGCAACCCAGTTGCAACGAACAGCACCACTAGACCAACCAATTACCTTTACAGTAATATTGCTGGAATCTATGGAATAAATGCTAAATACATTGTTTACACCGTAAGCAGAGCCATCACCATTACAAACAATTGCAGTTGGGGTACCAATCAAGTTATGAGGGATAGCAAAAAGTCCAGAACCCCCTACTGCATAGATAGGTACTTCACCACTACCGGGGCTGCTTCTAGCAACAATGCTGCCCTTAGACATAGTGTTAAGAGTAGCGGTTTGACCAGCAATAGAAGCATAACTGGCGTTTACGTTGTAAGTTCCACCATTGTTATAAACCAATGCTGGCATACCAGTAATACCTGCCCAAGGAGCAGTAGCAGCATAACTATTTGTTACGCTTAACGTAACGTTTGCAGAGCCGTCAAGAGAGACAGAACCTGAGGCGTTTCCAGCAAGGTTAATTGTTCTGGCACTAGCCCAACTTCCTGCGGTACCAGAAGTGTTTCCCGTTACGTTACCAGTAAGGTTTCCAATAACGTTTCCTGTAATATTGCCCGTTACGTTTGCAATAACAGTTGAAGCAGTGATGGTTGTTGCTGCAAAGTTTCCATCACCATTACGACGCACAAGAGTGTTAGGAGTATTTGAAGAAGTTTCAGGAACCGTGTATTCAGCAAGGTTTTCCCATAGTGCAGAAGCGGATTTAAACCATACTTGAGACTGCCCACTATTTGATGACAGGGCAGTATTGACATAAGTATCGCCAATAACTCCTACCCCTGTTGATGGTGCCCCAGTCCCTATACGAACAGTATTCGTAGGCTGGGTAATACCCTTGTCAATGATACGGGTAGACGTAACAACGTCACTAGTTCCTGAGGCACGGTATACAGCGGCAAGGAGCACGTCGCCTGCCGTCAATGCAGGAAAGGTAGGGTTACTTCCCGGAGTGCCAGTGCGTTTAACTACGGTTCCTGATGAGTTAACTACTACAAGGTCAAACCTAGGACCTGTAGCGTCACCTTGACCAAGGGAGAGGGTAGTTCCGGTAACAGTAAAATACGTGCCATTAGATAACACTTCGCCACTGGCAACAACCACGTTTTGGTCGGCAACGCTTGAAGCAGTAACGGCACAACCGGAAACTACACCACTAGCCCTATTACCAAGGGTTACAAAATCTACACTATCTGGCTCAGACTGGTCTGTTACGGATGCATCGGGAGCATTGGGAATTGTGTAACCCATTAATTACCTCAGAGAGTGTCGTAGATGTTCCCGTGAGTCTTGAGGTGTGACCAAAGATCCGACGGGATATTGTAAGTCTTGCCATCTTCAAAGTTAAAGATTGCACGACCCCAATACATGGTCCAAGTGCCTTTTATACGGGCACGGCGCAAACCAGAATCTGCTGGAGGAGCCGGGGTGACCACGACTTCCTCTTCAGAAGTTTCTTCTGCAAAAATGCTAGGTGTACGTTTTGTAGTCATTATTACTCCTTAGTTTGTAAATGTGTATGAGTGGAGCGGGGGTCCGAAGACCCCCCGCCACAACTATCTCCAATATTAGGAGATAGCACCACCCAAAGTGTTGATAAGCACACGGGATTCTGCGGTGATAACACCAAAGCCCCAGATTGCGTACCATGCCAAGCCGTGCTCACGACCAAAGTCAATGACACCACCGTCACGGAGTTCCACTGGCAATGCAATGGCTTGTCCGAAGGCGTTGTCACCGATCATGATTGCAGAGTATGCATCAGCAATTGGATCTTGGTATCCACCAGATGATGGGTTAAGGTCAACAACATCTGTGCCAGCCTGACCTTTAAGAACCTGAGTGGTTTCAATGAATACTACGTCGTACAAACGACCAATTTCACCGAGCATGAAGTTGCCGGGAGCGGCGTACTTCGTGACTTCAATGAATTCAGGCCAGTCACGAAGCGCACGGCTCTGTGATGGGTGTACGAAACAAACGTATGTGTCGCCAAGGCGTGGAATGTTCTGTCCAGCAAGGATTTCAACTGCGTCTTTAACGGTTGCAGGTGAAAGGTATCCCGGTGCAGAAGCCGACCCGAGGGTACCAGCGTCGTATGGGGAAATGGAACCACGGCTTGCAGCAGCGGTACGTCCGAAGACAACCGATGGAGCAACAGCAGAGCCACCACCGAAAGGAACTCCGGGGCTGTAAAGGGTGTTACGTGCCTGAACGTCCATAGACTGTGCCATGTGACGACCAAGAAGACGTGAAGATGAAGCCATAACGTCATCAAATGATGCATTGAGCAACAATTCGGTAACGGCTACAGACTTACCTTGTTCCTTAACTGTAATTTGAATCTGGCTTGCAGAAAGTGCAACTGGGTCCATACGGACACCTTCAACCAATTCTGCTCCAGCGTAGTCATCAACCGAGAGGTTGTTGTAACGCATGAAGTTAACGGTGAGACCGGGCATAACGCCAAGTTCAGTTTTCTTAACAGCAAACTGCTCAAAGCGAAGAACTGGCATCGCTTGGAACAAGATTTCTTTTGACCAAATGGTCTGAATTGCGGGTGAAAGTGTTGCATCACTTGAGTAACCTGTGGTCTCAATTGAACCAAGGTTAGCACCTGTTACTGCACCACCAGCGGGGCCGGGAAAAGCCATATGTTTATCCTCCGTGGATAGTGGTTATGATTGGGTTTTAAAACCTGCCCCGTGAAGGGCGGGCTGACATGAGCCTGTCACGCATCTTTGCATACTGTTCCATCGGCATATTCCGAATATCTTCGGCAGTCAATGTTTGGTGTTCCGTTTGAGTTTCCATTGGCCCGTATGGGGGAGCCGTTACCGGCGCACCCCGCAACCGACCCTGAGATTGCTGGGTCGCTTGTTGGATTGATTCAATAATAGCATTACTTCTCTCACGAAGTACGGCAATTGAATTTTCTATCTCTTCCTCGGTGTTTCCTGATACAAGATCAATCAACTCAGGGATGATTCCTTCCGACTCGTCGTTTAAACGACGATTACGGTAAGAGTTAAGTGCTTGAAGCGCACGCTCTTTTTCTAGCAGGGCTTCCTGCTGAGAACGTTGTTGTTCAATTTCTTCAAAACGGGTGCGATAGTCCTGTTCAATCTGGGAAATCTTGACATTGAACTCATCTTCACGTTTTGCAAGAAGTTCTTTAGCGCTTAATTCAGCCACTTCACGTTGGCGAATGAGTTCCTGCTCTTGCTTAGAACGTTCTTCTGCTTCTTTACGGGCAGATTCACGCTCTTGGGCAATGATAGTCATTTGCTCTTCTACCGTTTTTACACGTGTGTCGGCATCTTCAATGCGCTTATACATCTTGTCTTTTTCCTGTTTACGGATGGCTTCTACTTCATCCTCAGAAAAGACACGGGATTTCTTAGTTGCGTCCTCTACAAACTGCTCTACCATTGGAGCGTCCATAGGAACTGAAATGATGTCCCCTTCGGGAACGTTACGGTTTGACATAATTACTTAACCTCACTGGTTTGGCTATTAGGAACTTATTTAATAAAACGTTTAGTTGTCTTCGTCTGGGCTACGGCGTTGTGCAAAGCGCCCACCGTATGCCCGGGATACTATCTTATTTACGAGTTCGCCTTCCATTGGAGCGGCTGCTCCAACACCCGGCAACGGTCCACCTTCGTTTCCCGCATTACTTACATTAGCACCTCCAGCAGATACAGGTTGTGACCCACCGTCTGGGGTAGGAAGCATTCCTGTAGCGAGCATAATTGCTTGCTGAATTTGCGCTCTCATCATGTCAAGAGCACCTTGGTCTAACGCATCGTCTTGCAATTCTTCAAAGATTTCCAACATCTTTTCATTTGGAAATTCTTCACCAAGAATGCGAAGAGCGCCTCGCTTAGATTCAAGACCAAGTTGCATCTTGGCTTGTACCTCATTGAGTTTGATGAGAACATCTACTGGCAATGGTTCAGGCCAGTGAACAGTTGTTTTATAAGTCAAT